AAATCTCGTTGATCTTGAACTATGGAATTCATTTAGCTATTATCCTAGTGTTAATACTTTTGATTTTCTAATTGGACAAAAATGTAAATACCTTGGGGTAGATAAAAAATTTTATGCTGGTGAATATCTATTTACGATTGATTGGGCTCATCCAGAGCCTAATATCCTCGACACTGAGCATAGTGAAATACCCCAAGAACATAAGTGTGGACATGTTCTGGCACTTGATAACGGTAATTATGCTATTCAGCCTAATAATCGTATTCTTTGGAACGTGCCTAGCTTTACTACTGCAACACATTGGCCTGACTATAAAGTTCAAACTTCTTACTGGAATGTCGAAAATAAAGATTTTATATCTGAAGATAGCGACAACATGTTCTACGAAATAAATAAAAAATAATTTTCTTTTCTTTTGTAAATTTATTTGTATAGTGACTGTCTCAATCATAAACAAAGAGGCTACTATGGCTAAAAAGAAAAAATCTTTCGAAAACATTATCGAAAGCATTAGAGACAAACAAGCTGAAATAGATGATCTTCTGAACGACTTAGAAGATAAGTATAACGCCGATACTGATTCAGGATCCGAGGATCAAGATGATTTTGATTCGGACAATGATGATACTGACGAAGAATAGATAAACTTTTTTGTTTACCCTAGAGCTTATAAACTCTAGGGTAGATACATGATCAATATTTCAATACTACTTCCTACACGTAAGCGAGTAGAAACTTTAAAAAAATCAGTAGAGTCATTAATAAGAAAAGCAAAAGATCCTAAATCTCTTCAATTTTTATTTGCAATAGACGATGACGATACGAATACTATAAAATTTTTAAAGACAACTAATTATCCAAATCAAGTCGTACTTACATTTAAACCTATGGGATATGAAAATATTCATAGGTATAATAATTCTTTAGCTCTTCATGCGAAAGGTAAATGGCTAATGTTCTTTAATGATGATGCGATAATGACTACTCAAAATTGGGATGGAAAAATCATGGACCGTAGATCCAATTTTAGAGTGCTTAAAGTAAGAGAACAAACTGGACACCCTTATGCGATATTTCCAATCTTTCCTAGAGATTGGTTTATGCTTCTAGATCATATCAGTCTACATGGTCAAAATGATGCGTGGATCAGTGAGATAGCTTATAGCTTAGATATAATGAGAGATGTGGATATAGATATAATACACGATAGAGCAGATATTACTGGTAATAATAATGATGAAACTTTTCAGTTAAGAAAATACAACGAAGGAAATCCCGAGGATCCAAATGATCTTCATAGTGAACGTATGCAAAATTTTAAAGTAAGAGATATACAAAAATTAGCATGGTACCTAGAAAAAATAGGTCAAAAATCAGAAGCATGGGAATTAGTGTTAACACAAAAAAGAGATCCCTTTATAAAATTAAAAGAATTGTTTAATATATATAGTCAAAAAGGAGCTATAGGAGTAGGACTTCAAAATGCAAGAACAGATAGTAAAACAGAAACTAAACGAAGCGATCACTCTTTATCAGAAAACTAAAGATAAGCGTGCTCTTGATGCTGTAGAATTTTTTAAAAATTTATTAAATAATAATATTTCTCGAAAAAGTTTAATAGCATATGCTAAATACATGTACCCGGGATACAAGGATCCTGTACATATACAACTCATTACTAAAAATTTAGAATTATTAGAAGCGGGAGAAATTAAAAGACTTGCAGTCTTTATGCCACCACGACATGGAAAGTCTATGTTATGTAGTGAGTTCTTTCCCGCATGGTATCTTGGAAATAATCCAAACGAATTTATTATACAAGCAACTTATGCTCAAGAGTTAGCTGATGACTTTGGTCGTAAAGTAAGGAACCAAGTTCAATCGCCTGATTTTAATAAAGTATTTCCACAAGTAGGACTACGTTCTGATTCTACAAGTGCGAAACGTTTTCATACAATGCAGGGTGGAACGTATAGTGCAGTCGGTGCTGGTGGAGCGATTACAGGTAGAGGTGCGCATTTATTAATTATAGATGACCCGATAAAAGGAAGAGAGGACGCTGAATCAGAAGTTCAACGAAGAAATTTAATAGACTGGTATAAATCTGTAGCTTACACACGATTACAACCGGGTGGTAAAATTATATTAATTCAAACAAGATGGCATCAAGACGATTTAGCTGGATTCATTTTACAAGACACTCAAGAAAAATGGAAAATACTGGATCTACCAGCAATTGATAGTAGTGGTAATGCGTTATGGCCAGAAGCATACTCTAAAGAAGATTTAGAAAAAATTAAAAATACAGTAGGTCAACGTGTATGGCAATCTCTTTATCAACAACAACCTTCTAATGAAGAAGGATCTATTATTAAAAGAGATTGGTGGAATATTTACGAAGATAAAAAAGTTCCAGTATTAAGTTATGTAATACAATCTTATGATACGGCGTTTAGTACATCATCTACAGCCGACTTTAGTGCGTGTACTACATGGGGAGTTTTTACAGCACGAGATCAAGAAAATAAACCTTATGCTGCATGTATATTATTAGACGCATGGAAAGAAAGATTAGAATATCCAGATTTAAGAAAACGTGCGCAAGATAGTTATAAAGAATGGATGCCCGATGGAGTGCTTATTGAAAAACGTGCCTCGGGTCAATCTTTAATACAAGATATGAGAAGATCAGGGGTACCTGTTATTACATTCTCTCCTGAGCGAGATAAAGTTTCAAGAACTCATGGAGTTGCAAGTATGTTTGAAGGAGGATTAGTCTTTACACTTGATAAAGAATGGACTAAAGACGTAATAGAGGAATCTGCTCAATTTCCTTACGGAAAGCATGATGACGTACACGATACATGTGTACAAGCTCTTATGCGAATACGTGAAGGATTTTTAGTAGTACACCCTGATGACCCTGAAGAAGATTATGACGAAAAAGTTACAAAATACAGAAAACACAAACGTTATTACTCTTAACGTTTTTAATAGAAAGCCATCATCACGAGTATTAGCTCGTCATGAAAATGATAAAGTTATTGATGCTTTACATAGTGCGGCTATAGCTATTACAGATAGAATGGATCTAAAGGGCTATGCTTTAGTAGCATGGGATAAGAAAGGAGTTCCTTGTATATCTTATTACGCTGAACATCCTGAAAATCCTATATCTGATATGATGATTCCTAGCTTTACACAAACTTGTTTTCAGGGTATAGTTTCACAAAGATTATCGAAACCGGAGGATTTAGATGGTGAAGAACAATAAACAATATGGAATAGAAGATGTAAAAGCTTCTAATAAAAGATTTTACGAAAAGTTTCCTAGTGCTAAAGAAGATGCTGCAATGCTTAAAAGAGCAATGCAAGATAATGCAAATGACATTGTAAAACAAGTAGATCAAGAAAAAGTTGATCGTGAAAACTTTGAACAAAGTTTAATGGGAATTAAACCACAAGGTATTATCATTAAGAGAGTAATATAATTATGCCACTTGAAAAAATTGATAAAACTTTAAGAAACATCGACAAAGTTGTAGGAAAAAAAATAGGTGAAGCTGCAGGCACAGCAGTAAATGTTGGTAAAAAAGTAGGTAATTATTATGCTGATAGACTTGCTGGTCTTACAGAAGCTGTTAAAGAAGGATTTGAACATACAAATCCTGCACGAGTTAAAATGACACCAGATGAATCAATGGAAGATAAAACAAAAGATTTATATCCAACTTCTGAAAAAGATATTGAAACTTTAAAAGAAAAATTATCTGAAAAAGCTAATGAAAAAGGTTAATACTAAAAAATTAGAAAAAGGTTTAATGCCTTCTAAGTCTAAAATGAAAAACAAAAATGGTAAAAAAAACTCCAGTTGTTGACATGATAGATGAAGGTATAGCCCTTCAAGGTGATTACTATTTAAACGAAGAAGAAAGAAAGTATATAGACGATGAAAGAGAAAAGAATAAAGGAAAGAAACTTTACTTTGATCCAGATATTGAATATATAGGAAGCATCGAATCATTTGATGATGATGGTTTTAAAAAAGGACAAAATAAATCAAGAGGTTAATAATGGTAAAAAATACTAAAGAAGTTACTAAAGATATTTTAGATGTAGAATTTGAAAATATTTCAAAAGAAAAATTATTTGATGATAATGGATATATGGAAGATCAAGATTCAGCAAGAGAAGATGAAGATGATATGGAAGACGAAGATTCAGATGTTGCTGAAGTAGTTCCAATCTCTAAAGAAAAATCTCCTTTAGAAAAAGATGTATACCCACAAGGTCGTAGAGAAAAATTCCAAAATAAAGATAAACCAAATCCTTACGATAAAAGAAAAGTATGAAAATATCAGCGGGTTCAGGTTCTGGTTTAGGTCGTTTACAAAAGTCTATGACTGTTAAAAAGCCAAAGAAAAAAAATGGCAAAAAAAAGTAATCCATACGGCACGGGTTTATTTTATAAAAGAACTAAAAAGAAAAGACCAGGAAGACATTCTAAAAGTCCAAATAAATCTTTTGATAAAAAAAAATATAACGGACAAGGAAGAGTATGAGAAAAGAAAATCCAATTAAAACTTCTGTAAAATCTGGAAATTTTAGACCCACTAAATCTGGTGCTGGTATGACACGTAAAGGTGTTATGGCATATAGACGAGCTAATCCAGGTTCTAAGTTATCAACAGCTGTTACTGGTAAAGTTAAGCCAGGAAGTAAATCAGCTAATAGAAGAAAATCTTATTGCGCAAGATCAGCAGGTCAAATGAAAATGTTTCCTAAAGCTGCAAAAGATCCTAATTCAAGATTGAGACAAGCTAGAAGAAGATGGAGATGTCGATGATAATTAGACTATTAAATAACTTTAATTCATGGTTATCATATAAACTATGGAGATATGAGTTAAAACTAAGAGCTAAAAGATTTAAGAACGAGACCTGTAAATGTGGAAAAAAGTAATTATATAACTATTAACAATAGGAGATAATTATGTTTAACCCTTTAGATTATTTAGATTATAGTAAAGTTAAGAGCTTCTGGACTGACTATAATCAGAAAGTTCAAAAGTTCTGGAAAGATGCTTTTGAAGATTAC